CGGACGACATTGTCGGGCTGATGGATATTCGCTCGCAGCAGGATCCGGCGACGATGGGAACGAACCGGTCGCGCGAGGAGATTCTCGAGCTTGACGTTCTCGTGTCGATCTACAGGGGCGGCGGGCCCGAGGCGGAGATCGTGTGCACTGCCCGCGGGTACGAGCTCCTCGGCGCCCTCGAGGTGTTGGTCCGGTCGACGGACACAACCCTCGGCGGTGTGGTTCGTGAGTGCTTCCTGATCGGTCACACGTCGGACGGGTCCACCGACCCGGCTGTGCTCGCCAAAGGGCGGGTCATCGAGATCACCGCCACGTTCCAAGCCAAAGCCCGAATCAGCAACGCCTAGGAGAACCCCGTGCGATTCAAAAATGTTTCATCCGTTGGCGCTCTCGACATTCCGCTGCTCGGTCGTGTGATCGCTGCCGGCGAAGAGTTCGATGTGCCCCTCGACGCGGGTCGTTTGCTCGAGGAGCAACCCGCCAACTTCGAACGCATCATCACCCCCAAGGGAGCCAACAAATGACCACGCAGGACTCGTCAATCGGTATTAAGAGAGAAGTCACCTACGGGACGCCGCTCGCGGTCGACGCCTTTTACGAGTTCCTCGAGGAGGACTTCGCCTGGCAGCCCGAATTCGCGCAGGGTGTCGGGCAGCGGTTCGGCCGGCGGATGGATGCCGCGGACCGGCGTGTGCTGGTGAAGGAGATGGTCGGCGGGTCGATCACCCTTGAGGGGTTCACGCGGGGCCTGGGGAAGCTGTTCGAGGCTGCGCTGGGTACTGGCACATCCACCCTCATCGCGGGCACCTCGTTCCAGCAGGTGTTCACCCCCACCCTCGACGACTTCCTCCCGTCATACACGGTGCAGAAGGGCGCCGCGATGCTCGGCACGGCGGCTGTTCAGCCGATCACGTTCGCCGGGTGTGTGTGTTCCGGGTTCGAGCTGACCGCGTCGAACGGTGGCATCCCGACACTCAAGTTCAACTTCATGGGCCGTACCGTCGACACGGTCGCCGCCCTCGCCACCCCGGCCTACATTGCCAACAACGAGCTCTACTCGTTCGTGCACGGGTCGTTGCGCATCGGCGGCACCGTGGTCCCGCCGACGAACACGGCGCTCGCGTCGGGCGGCACGGTCGCGGCGAACGTCACCGAGTTTGGGCTGACGTGGGACAACGGGCTCGACGCGGACGGGTTCTACCTCGGTGGCGCCGGCCGGCGCGGGCGACGGAACGCCCTCGGGATGCGCAAAGCAACCGGAACCCTCACGGCCGAATACGACAACAACGTGCTCCGCGATGCGTGGCTGAACCAGTCCGACCTCGCGATCGTGCTCACGTTCGCCCGGACGAACATCATCTCGGGCACGTCGGTCCCGACCCTGCAGGTCGTCATCCCCAACGTCCGGCTCGACGGTGACCTGCCGATGTCGTCCGGTGCGACGGTCACCACCCAGTCGGTGTCGTTCACGGTCCTCGACAACCGGGTCGCCGCGCACCCGCTGACGGTCGCGATCGTCACCGCCGAGACCGGCATCTAGTGGCAAGGGCAGGGGATCAGGGGATCCAGGTCACCATTGACTCGCAAGAGTGGTGGCGGCTGAAACAGTCCCTCGATGCGTTCGACCCTGCCCTGGCGAAAGCACTCCGGAAGCGGATCCGCGCGGCGGGCACGGTGGGCTCGGATGCGGTGAAGAAGAAGCTGCGGTCGAGTGGATCCCTGATGGATCAGGGCGTCCTCGACAATCTGGCCGCTGCCACCAAGGTGTCGGTGTCGTTCTCGAAGAAGTCGGCGGGCGCGAAGATCAAGACCGGCTCGAGCCGGCTGTCGGCGACAGACAAGAAGTTGCTGTTCGCGTTCAACCAAAAAACATTCCGGCATCCGGTGTGGCCCAAAGGTGACGACCGGACCAAGTGGGCGTGGGCTGACCAGCCCGGGCGCCCCTACTTCGGCGTGACCATCGTCGAGGCGTTGAACCGTGCGGTAATCGAGGAAGTGTTCGCTGCCCTCGATGACGCGACTAAAGCGATAGGAGCTCGAAGCAAGTGAGAATCGTTATTGCAGGGACCGGGTATGACTTTGTTGAGGCGCTGACGGGTGCTGCCCTCGGCGACCTCCTCAAGCTCAAGGTGAAAACGAAGACGGCCGACTATCTCGGGACGACCGTGAAGTCGATGACGAAGGCGTTCAAGGATCTCGGCGAGAAGACCAAAGCTGACGACTTCGACTCGCTGGATCTCCTCGGCGACGAGGACTTCCTGCGCGCGATGATCGGTGTCATCTGGCTGTCGCGGCGCAAGGCCGGCGAGCGGCTCGAGGTCGAGGATGCGGCGGCGATCTCGTTTACCGAGTTCAGCATCGAAACGGACGACGACGACGAGGACGGTGACGACGAGGACGGTGACGCCCCAAAAGCGTCGGCGGATGGCGGGGCGGTCGACGACCAGCCAGCGCACCCGTAACCGCCGACGTCGACGATCTCGCTGGCGACATCCGGCAATGGTTACCGCTGATGTCGCACCTGTACCCGGCGATCTCGCCCTTCACCATCTACGAGCTGACGTTCGACTGGTGGCTTATCTATCTGGCCCGGACCCGCGAGTATGCGACGAAATTGGAGTAACTCATGGCGACGAAGTCTCTAACGTTCGACCTGTTCGGGAAGGACAAGACCGCCTCGTCGACTATGAAGACGGTTAGCGGGAACGCCACCAAACTGTCGGACGGGTTCAAGAAGGCGGGGAAGGGCATCGCGATTGGGTTGGCTGTCGCGGCCGGCGCGATTGTGACCCTCGGCATCGACTCGGTCAAGGCGTTCGCAGATGCGCAGGAGTCGCAGGCGAAGCTCGCGGACTCCTACAAGCGGTTCCCGAAACTGGCGGACACGAGTCTCGAGTCGCTGCGGGATCTCAACACCGAGCTGGCGAAGAAGACCCGGTTCGATGATGACGCGACCGCATCGGGGCAGGCGATCCTCGCCCAGTTCGGACTCACCGGGGAGCAGCTCAAACGGCTGACCCCGCTGATGCAGGACTACGCGGCGAAAACGGGCAAGGATTTGCCCACCGCTGCGGAGACTCTCGGCAAGGCGCTGCTCGGGCAGGGTCGCGGACTGAAAGACATCGGTGTCGACTTTGTCGACACGGGAACCCTTGCCGGTAACTTCGATTCTGTAGTCGGCGCGCTGGACGAGAAGGTCTCCGGGTTCGCGGAGACGGCAGGCGAAACGGCCAACGGCCGGCTCGACATCCTCAAAAATAAGTTTGGCGAGGTGCAGGAGAAGATCGGCGAGGCGCTCCTACCCGCGTTCGAGGCTCTGGCCGACTTCGCCGAGAAACAACTGATACCTGCACTCGATGACGTTGCCACCTGGATCGTCGAGGATGGCCTGCCCGCGTTCGAGGACTTCACCACATGGGTGGCCGAAGAGGGCGTTCCGAAGCTGATCGAAATTCGGGATTGGGTTGTGAAGTGGAAAGATCAACTCGGCATCCTCGCGGTGGCTCTTGGTGTTGCGACGGCCGCGGTCGTGGTGCTCAATGCGGCGATGGCTTTGAACCCGGTGGGGCTGCTCCTCGTCGGTATCGCACTGCTCGTCGGTGGACTCGTCGGCCTCGCCAACGATAAGAGCTTCAACAAGTGGGCGACCGGTGTCAACGATGACGTGAATGGGTTCATCGAGGATGTCGCGGGCGCTGTCCCGAGGGCATTGGTGACGGCCGGTGTGATGCTGGCGACCGCGCTGGCGACGATCCGGGCGCGCGTCGAAAGCTACTTTGCGAACGCGATCAGCTGGCTCACACAACCGGGGAAAGATGTGATGCAGGGCCTCATCAACGGCCTCGTCAGTGGGATGGGTTTGGCTGCGCGTGCGGCGGCGACCGTCGCAAACACCGTGATTAGCACGGTGAAGGGTGTCCTCGGCATCAAGTCCCCATCGAAGGTGTTCGAGGACGAGGTCGGGGCGATGATCCCCGCCGGACTCGTAAAGGGCATCACCGGTGGCAAGAAGCGGGTGAACGCCGCCATCGGCGATCTCGTGAACATCCCGGCCACCCCATCGGCGGGCTCCGCCGCGGCGATCCCCCGCGCCGACAGTTCACCGATCACAGTGATGTTGCAATCCAAGGGCGGGATCGACTTGACGAAGTACATTCAGGCGGTCGTCACCCGTGGCGATACCGCCTCGGTGTTGGTTTCCAGAATGGGAAGACAGGTGACCGTCTAATGCCGTTCCCTCCAACACTGACCGCGTTCACCAATGCGGCACCGTGCCCGCGAGTCGAGGTGCGATTCAACACCCTCGCCGCGACCACGGCGACGGTGACCGTGTTCCGCATTGTGGAGGGGCGCGAGTTCCGGGTGCGTTCCGCTGTGAACGCTGCGGCGGCGGGCACCTTCACTCGCCTCGACTTCGAGTGCCCGTTCGGTGTCCCGGCGACGTATCGGGCCGAAATGTTCACCGCGGCCGGCGTGTCTTTGGGGTTCACCGACTCAGTGTCGGTGACGTTGAATGTGGTCGATGCGTGGATGCACAACCCGCTGAACCCGGCGGCGGCGCTCCTTGTCGACCTCGACTACAACAGTGCCCGTTCGATCGCCCGCCCCACCCCTGGGGACATTCTCTACCCGGAGGGGCGCAGCGTCGGGGTCGTCATCACCAAGCAACGTCGCGGCATTGTCGGTGTGGATCTCATGGTGACCACCGACACCGCGGCGGAAGCTGCCGCGGTCGACGACATGCTCGGCGGGTATGACACCCGGGTTGTGCCTGTTCTGTGTTTGCGGACCCCGCCATTCATTCGCCTCCCGAGAACCTTCTTCGCGGTGATCCTCGAGCCGGTGCAGCGCCCCATCAACATTCATGCGGGCGGTCAACTCACCGAGTGGGATCTTCCCGCGACGGAAGTTTCCCCGCCCGCACCGTCGCTCATCATCCCCCTGTTGACCCGCGACGACATCAGCGCGTTCTTCGCCACCCGCACGGCAGTGAACGTCGCCCACCTGACCCGGGATGCTGTCAGCCGCCGCTACGACCTGGCAGGAACTACCTGATGAAGAACACCTCCCCTGCCCTCGCATCCATCCTCACCGGGTCGTTCACCACCCGGCTGGTCATCGATTCGTTCTACGGCCCAACACGCACCAAGGAAGACCTGGGTGAAGACGGGTGGGAATTGAACTGGAACTCCGAAGGGGAAATCAAATCAGCCGGCCGGGTGGACATTGTTTACACCGACGACCTCGCGCAATCACTCACCCCTAACGAGTTCGCCGACACCCTCGCCCCGTTCGGCCAGGAGCTAAACATCCTCCTCGAGGTGACCGCGGGCGACGGGTTCACTGAAACAATCCAGCAAGGCCGCTACCTCATAACCGGTGTTCCGGATGCCCGAGACGAACACATGAACGTGTTGGGCGAACTGCTCACCATCGGATCGCGGGTGACGTTGACCCTCGAGGATCGCATGGTTCGGATCAAGCGTGCCGGGTTCCGATCCGAGCAGGCGCCCGCCTCCCTCGCGTCATGTTGGGCCGAACTGCAGCGGATCTCCGGGATGCAGGTGATCCGGTCGGTGGCGGATAAGCCCATCCCGGTCGGGTTGATCTATAAAGCGGCTGAGGGTGGGCGACTCGACGCGGTGCAGGCACTCGCCCGAATCCTTGACGGTGTCGCCTACATCACCCCGGATGGCGCCCTGTCGGTACTCCCGGACGTGTGGGGCGCTCCGGTCGCTGCTCTTGTGCTCGGCGCTGACGGGACCATCCTCGACGTCGGTCACTCGATGGAATCCGAGGATGTGTTCAACGAGATCGTCGGGAACTTCCAGGACGCCGACCGTAACCCCATCTATGCCGTCGCTGCGGTCATCACAGGGCCACTGGCGACCACGGGACCATTCGGCCGGTACACACGGTACGTCACCTCTGAGCAGGTTTCCACGCAAGCGGAAGCGGACGCCTACGTTCGCGCGGCCCTCGCGATCGCTACCTCAACTCAGGTGTACCGAGTGCCGGTGCAGTGTGTCCTCGACCCCCGCCTCGACGACGGTGACGTGGTCACCGTTGAACGCCCCACCGGTGGCACGCTGACCGGGAGGATCGCTAACCACAGGATCGGTAACGACGGAACCATGAGCCTCGAGTTGGACGTGCAACGCAATGTCTGAGAACTTCGCACGCCGAGTCACTGCAGCGTTGGCCGGGATCCCCACGATCGGATCCAAGACGGCCGTGTTCGTGGCGCGCGACGGGTTCCAGGCGCAGGTGAACGTGGGCGAGTCAACGGTCACCCTGCCATTCGTCGGCATGTACCTGCCGCCGGCAGGGCATCCGGTACAGCTGGAGCAGCGTGGCGGGGAGGTCGTCATCACGGGCCCCGCCCGCCCACTGCCCGGTATAGGGGTCATCACCGCGACCGGGTCGCCGCGCGCCACAGTCACCGCGTGGGGTGTGGCTTACTCGCTCCCGTACCGGTCCGGCTACACACCGGTCCTCTCGGATAACGTCGATATTTCATGGTCGGGTGACGGCGGGGTCATTCAGGGGAAGGTGACCGCAACGTCGAACGTGGTCGCTCCGGAAACGACTCCCCCGGCAGGGCTCCGCACCTACAACCCGGACCCCTTCACCGCCGTCGACTCCGCCTCGTTCGGCCCGTACGGGTGGAACACGCGCGACGTGTGGTCGTCGAACAGTTACATCGGGGCGTGGTTTTACGGTTCCAAAATTCGGGACACCATTCCCGACACGGCCCGGATTCTGTCGGCCGCGATCTATCTCAACCCGCGCCAACTGCAGGGAGCTGCCCCGAACTTCCGCTACCACACCTCGGGCACCCGCCCGGGCGGAGCGGTCACCTTCGGGGGAACAACTTTTGCGCTTCCCCTCGTCGGCGGGTGGACCCCGGTCCCTCTCGCCTTCATCGACTTCCTCAAAGTCAACCCTGGCGGGGTCGGGTTCAACAATGGCGGGTACAGCATTTACCGCGGCACGCAAGCTGACCAGCTAAGCGGCGCGCTCGACATCTCTTGGGAGGCATGACATGGCAGTTGACAGCTTCGTCGCAAAGAACGCCCCGAACTTCTTGGGCGGAGGCGCACCTGATCTCGCTGTGGACAGCAACGCGATCGCCACCTATGCGGCGAAGGTCGGCAACAGGCGGGCGGGGACCACTGCGGAGCGTATCGCCGCGACGGGCCTCGACGTGTGGGAGGGCCTCGAATGGTTCGACACGACTCTCAGGTACAGCTTCCTCTATCTGAGTGGCGGGTGGGTGTCGGTTGGCCCCTCCGGAGTGGTGACCGCGCTCGCCGGGTTCGTGGTGGCCTCCGACACAAGCCTGACGATCATGGGCGGAATGGTCCGCCTGTACCTGCGGATCACGGGCACGTTCGTGTCGTCGACGAACTACTCGGTGGCGACTTTGCCGGCCGGGTTCAGGCCCGGTTCCATCAAGTACGGGGCGCTCGTTTTTGTCGGGTCGTCGTTCCCCGCCGCTGGTGGAATCGAAATCTCGGTCGACGGAACGGTCATTCTCTACAACGGCCCCGGCGCTCACACGAACGCCGGCGGGTATATCCAGTTCCCTGTCGGCGGATAGCTCACCGCACCCGGAGGCAGACATGGTCACCCTCATCGATGTCGGAATCTCCCCCGTGTTGCGTGTCCCCCAGTTCATCGACGCGCGGGGCGTCCCGAACCTTTACGCATTCCGTGATGCGTTCGAGAGATGGTTCGGGATTCCCCTCAACGTCACCGAAGGGGCACGCTCTCGCCCGCGGCAGGACACGCTCTGGTCCGCGTGGCGGCGCTACGTCCGGTTCGGCGAGCCCTGGGCTCCTCGCGCGGCGGAGCCCTATACGTCCATCCATGACGAGGTGACGCGGGCGCTCGCCGTGGATCTCGGTTCCGGGCTGGCCGTCGCGTCCACACCACAGGCGAAGTGGGCGCGGGCGAACGGTCCGCGCTTCGGGGTCCACCCGACCGGGTACGGCTTCGGGGAGCCGTGGCATTTCGACATTCGCCCGGGCACCGAAACGACAACCCTCGCCGGCAGCACCGGCACGCAGATAGAAATCGAGGACGACATGCCGCTGAATGACGACGATAAGAAGTGGATCACGCAGGCCATTGCGGCGGCGTTGGGGAAGTCAACCAACGGTTACATCATCCAATCCGCCACAAGCTCGGTTCTCCTCGCGCCAGGGTTCGTCCGCCCGCTCAACTCGGAGGAAGTCGGGCAGGCTGTCGGCCATTACCCGATCGTCAGTGTCGGCACGAATCAGCGGGCGTTCGATGTGCAGGTGAACTTGCACCGGCCCGCACCGTTCGACATTTCCGGGATCAAAGCGGCGTTAGGCGAAGCCCTCGCCGCGCTTCCTGCCGGGACCACGTCACCGACCGCCGCCGAGATCGCGAACGAACTTGCCAGGCGACTGAGCTCGTGACCGGCGAGGCCACGATGGGTGAGGAATCAACTCCGGTGCAACTGACCCGCATGGAGGGCAAGATTGATCTGCTCACCTACAAGCTGACCAGCCTTGACTCGCGGGTCGAGAAGCACGACCAGGAGATCGGTGTGCTCAAGGTCGACAGTCAACGCCTGTCCGAGCAGGCTGTCGCGCGTGACGCGACCGCGGTCGCTTTGGCTGCGGCGCTCAAGGAAGCGGAAACGAGTCGGCGCGAGAAGTCCGAGCAGACGTGGACACCGTTCCAGCGAGGCATTGCCCTCATCGGTGGGTTGGTCACGTTGGCTGCTCTTGTGTCGTTTTTTCTTCCCGCGTAACACCCACCCCCGAGGAAGGCCCCCAATGTCCGACCCCCAATTCATCCTCACGGCAACTGCCGAAGCTGAGGTTATCCACGCCCCCAAGGAGGAGCCATGCCAGTAGGACTCGGAACGACCACGCTCGCGAATCAGTGGTTGAACATGCTGCGCG